GAACTTCTCCGCCTTGCACGTTCTATCCGCTGCGATGCCGCTGATCCCGGCCAAGCCTTCAGCCACCGTCTCCGCATCGGCGTCCTTGTCGCCGTCCTGATCCTGCTCCTCTCACTTTTAGGGTGATCCCATGCACATGACAGACCGGGGCCTGTTGGCCCTTGTCCGGCACGAAGGACTCGTGCCCGGACCCTACCTCGATGTCAAAAATGTCTGGACCGTTGGAATCGGCCACACGGCTTCGGCAGGGCCGCCCGATCCGGCACGGATGCCGCGTGGCATGCCCGCCGATCTGGACGCCGGGATCCGCGAAGCCTTCCGGCTCTTCCGCGTCGACATCGTGGCCTACGAGGCGGAGGTGCTGCGGGCCGTGAAGGTGCCGCTGGAACCGCACGAGTTCGATGCGCTGGTATCGTTCCACTACAACACCGGCGGCATCGCCAAGGCCTCGCTGACCCGCCATCTGAACGCAGGCAACCGTGCCGCCGCCGCGCAAGCCTTCATGGGCTGGCTCCGACCGGCCGCGATCCGCACGCGCAGGGAGGCTGAACGGGACCTGTTTCGCGATGGCCGCTATCCGACCGGCACCATCCCGGTCTGGGCGGTGGATCGCAATGGCCGGGTGGATTTCTCACGTCCAATCCGCCGACTGACCGAGGCCGAGGCGCTGGCATTGCTGCGCCCAACCAGTGTGCCGGTTCTGCCGACGATGCCAACCCAACCCGTCTTTAACCCGTCGTGGTGGCAGCGGCTGATGGAATTTCTCAAAGGAAAGGCAACATCATGAACTGGAACCTCGCGCGCGGGCTGGTCTATCTGGCCTGCCTTGCCGCCTCCGGGCTGGCCGTGGCCGGGCTGGCGGATTTCGATCTGGTGACCGGCAGCTTTGATCTGCGGCCCTTCAATCTCTACGCCCTGACCGGCACCGCCGGGGGCGTGATTTCTTCGGCGCTGGCCTCGGTCGCCCTGTGGCGTGGCTGGGGGCGGAAGTGAAGTCTCTCCCGCCCGCGCTGCAGGCTCACCTCGACGAGGGCACGACCACGCTGGCCTGGTGCTGGCGGATCGCGCGGGCCGATGGGGTGACGCTTGGCTTCACAGACCACGACCAGACCCTGACGTTCGACGGCACCGATTTTGAACCGGAGAGCGGCTTTGCCGCCTCCGAGGTGCGGTCGGGGTCTGACCTTTCCGTCGATGCGCAGGATGCGCAAGGCGTCCTGTCTTCCGACCGGATCACCGAAACCGACATCCTTGACGGCCGCTGGGACAATGCGGCCGTCGAGGTCTGGCGGGTGAACTGGGCCGCGACCTCCCAGCGCCTGATGATGCGGCGCGGGGCCATCGGCCAGATCCGGCGCGGGCGGCTGGCCTTCGTCGCAGAGGTGCGCAGTCTTGCCCACGTCCTTGGTCAAACGGTCGGACGGACATTTCAGGCGACATGCGATGCGGCCCTTGGCGATGCGCGTTGCGGGGTCAATCTCGAGGCCCCAGCGTTCAAGGGCACCGGCGCGATCATCGACCTGCTGCGCGACAGCGCATTCATAGCTTCAGGTCTTGGCAGTTTCACGGTCGGCTGGTTCACCTTCGGCACCCTCGACTGGACCAGCGGTGCAAGTGCCGGGCGCCGGGCCGAGGTGCTGTCGCACGACCTCGTCGACGGCGTCGCCATCCTGACCCTGCTGGAAGCCCCGGTGCGCGCCATCGTTCCGACCGACACGTTCACGATCCGCGCTGGATGCGACAAGCGGATCGCGACCTGCGGGACGAAGTTCGCCAATGTCGCCAACTTCCGGGGATTTCCCAATATCCCCGGCCAGGATGCCGTCCTGCGTTATGCCACCAAGGATGGCGGCCACGAGGGGGCAGTGCTGTGACGCCCGTCGATCCCGCTGTGGTGATTGCCGCCGCGCGGTCCTGGCTCGGCACGCCCTACCACGACCAGGCCAGCCTCAAGGGCGTCGGCTGCGACTGCCTTGGCCTTGCGCGCGGGGTCTGGCGCGAGGCGGTCGGGCCTGAGCCTTTCCCGATTCCACCCTACAGCCGCGACTGGGGCGAAAGCGGCCCGCGCGAAGTGCTGGCCGAAGGCGCGCGACGCATGATGCCGGAAATCGCACCCGCCGATGCCCCACCCGGCGCGCTGATCCTGTTCCGCATGATGCCGCGCGCCATTGCCAAGCATGTCGGCATTCTGACCGGTCCTGACAGCTTCCTCCACGCTTACGAGCGGCTGGGCGTGATCGAGGAACCGCTCACCCCCACCTGGCGGCGGCGCATCGCCTTTGCCTTCCTCTTTCCCAAACGCTGAGAGTTATCCATGGCCACGCTTGTCCTCGGCGCTGTCGGCACTGCCATCGGTGGGGCCTTTGGCGGTGCGATCCTCGGCTTTTCCGGGGCGGCCATCGGCGGTTTCATCGGCTCGACCGTGGGCTCGGTGGTCGACAGCTGGATCGTGTCGTCGCTGGCGCCCGCCCAGCGGATCGAGGGCGCGCGACTCGACACGCTGCGCATCACCTCGGCCACCGAAGGGGCGGTGATACCGCGCCTCTACGGCCGGATGCGCATCGGCGGCAACATCATCTGGGCCACCGATTTCCGCGAGGAGACCAAAACCACCACCCAAGGCGGCGGCAAGGGCGGCGGGGGCGGCAAGGTCAAGACCACCGAATACCTCTACTATGCCAGCTTCGCCGTGGCGCTCTGCGAGGGGCCGATCACCGGCATTGGCCGAGTCTGGGCCGATGGCAATGCAATGGACAAGACCGGCGTGACCTGGCGCTGGTATCCCGGCAATGAGGCACAGACCGCCGATCCCTTCATTGCAGCCAAAATGGGCGCGGCCAACACGCCAGCCTATCGTGGCACGGCCTACGTCGTGTTCGAGGATCTGGCACTGGCCAACTTCGGCAACCGCCTGCCGCAACTCAGCTTCGAGGTGTTCCGCCCGCTTGACGACCCGGACACCGCCGAGGGGCTGGTGAAGGCCGTCACCCTGATCCCGGCCTCCGGCGAGTTCACCTATGCCACCGATGCTGTCCGCAAGGGCAGCGGCGGGGCGACGGTCGCCGAGAACCTGAACGCACTGCCCGACCAGCCGGACATCGCCGTGGCGCTGGACCGGCTGCAGGCCATGGCCCCGGCGGTCGAAAGCGTCAGCCTCGTCGTGGCCTGGTTCGGCAACGATCTGCGCGCCGGATCCTGCAAGGTGAAGCCGGGTGTCGAGGTGGCTTCCAAGGCCACAACACCCGCCAACTGGTCGGTGAATGGCGTCAGCCGGGCCAGTGCCCATCTGGTAAGCCGCGACGCCGAGGATCGGCCGGTCTATGGCGGCACGCCGGCGGACTTCGCGGTGGTGCAGGCGATTCAGGAGATGAAGGCGCGCGGGTTGCGCGTCACCTTCTATCCCTTCCTGCTGATGGACGTGCCGCCCGGCAACACCCTGCCGAACCCCTACAGCGTCAGTGCGGCAACGCCGGGCCAGCCCGCCTTCCCGTGGCGCGGGCGGATCACCTGTTCTCCGGCAGCGGGCTTTGCCGGATCGGTGGACAAGACCGGCACGGCGGCAACGCAAGTGTCGTCGCTGTTCGGGGCGGCGACGCCGGGCAGTTTCAGCGTGTCGGGCGAGACCGTCAGCTTTACCGGTTCGCCTTCCGACTGGGGTCTGCGCCGCATGGTGCTGCACTACGCGCACCTCTGCGCTGCGGCAGGTGGAGTCGATGCCTTCCTTATCGGCACCGAGATGCCCGGCCTGACCTCCATCCGTTCGGGGGCCAGTAGCTATCCTGCCGTCACCGCCTTCAAGACCCTCGCGGCCGACGTGAGCAGCATCCTCGGCGCAGGCACCAAGATCGGCTATGCCGCCGACTGGTCGGAATACTTCGGCCACCAGCCGCAGGACGGCAGCAATGATGTCTATTTCCACCTCGATCCGCTCTGGTCGGATGCCAACATCGACTTCGTCGGCATCGACAACTATCTGCCGCTGTCGGATTGGCGCGACGGCTTTGACCATGCCGATGCACTCGACGGCTGGCCCGCGATCTACGACCGTGCCTATCTGCAAGCGAACATCGCCGGGGGCGAAGGGTTTGACTGGTTCTATGCGAGCGCCGCCGACCGGTCCGCGCAGATCCGCACGGCCATCACCGACGGCGCGGCAGGCAAGCATTGGGTGTTCCGCCCCAAGGATATCCGTGCCTGGTGGCAGAGCCAGCATTTCAACCGGCCGGGCGGGGTGGAGAGCGGCTTGGCCACCGCATGGGTGCCGCAATCCAAACCGATCCGCTTCACTGAACTGGGCTGCCCGGCCATCGACCGGGGCACCAATCAGCCCAACGTCTTCTTCGACCCCAAATCGTCCGAGAGCTTCACGCCGTATTTCTCGCGCGGCTGGCGCGACGACGCGATCCAGCGCGCCTACCTGGAAGCCAGCTATCTGCATTGGGGCGATCCGGCCAACAACCCGCTGTCGTCTGTCTATGGCGGCCGCATGGTGCATGTGCCGGAATGCGCCGCCTGGACCTGGGACGCGCGACCCTATCCGTTCTTCCCCGAACTGACCGATGTCTGGACCGATGGTCCGAACTGGCGGCTCGGTCACTGGCTGACCGGACGGCTGGGGGCGGTGTCGCTCGCGGCATTGGTGCGCCACCTCTGCCTACGCGCCGGGATGCCGGAAGACCTGATCGACGTGTCGGGCCTTTGGGGTGCCGTTGAAGGCTATGCCATCGCAGCACTTGAAGCGCCGCGATCCTCGATCAGCACGCTGGCCCGGCATTTCGGGTTCGATGCCATCGAGACCGAAGGCATGATCCGCTTCGTCATGCGCGGGCGGGCGTCCAGCATCACGCTGACCCATGACGACATCGTAGCGTCGCGCGAAGGCGAGGCGCTGGAACTGGTCCGCGCGCAGGAGACCGAACTGCCCCAGGCGCTGAAGTGGCAGGTCGCGCGGGCCGACGAGGATTATGATGCGGCATTGGTCGAGGCCCGCCGCATCACCGTCGACACCACCCGCATCGCCTCGGAAAGCTTCCCGATGGCGATCCCGCCCGAGGAGGCCGAACGCCGCTGCCGCCGCGCGCTGATGGAGGCCTGGATCGGCCGCGAAAGCGCGACCTTCCGCCTGCCACCCTCACGACTGGCGCTGGACCCCGCCGACGCGATCCGGCTGATGCATGACGGCCGCGAGATCGAGTTGCGGCTTGTGTCCATCGCCGATTCCGAGGGCCGGGGCATCGAAGCCGTCCGCCAGGATCGCGCCATCTATGACCTGCCGCCTGGCGATCCGCGCCCGGCCTCGCTCACCCGGTCCGTGGTCTTCGGTGCGCCAGACGTGGTGCTGCTTGACCTGCCGCAGCTTTCCGAGGACCAGCCCGCGCACCGGCCGATGGTGGCCGCCCATGCGGTTCCTTGGCCCGGCGAGATGGCGGTGTTCCGCAGCCCCTCGACCGATGGGTTCGCCTTGTTGACCACCTTTGGCAGTCGCGCCCGGATCGGCACGCTGGTGTCGGATTTCTATCCGGGCCCGACCTCGCGCTTCGATCTCGGCAATGCTCTGGTCGTGGATCTGGTCTCCGGCACGCTGGAGAGCGTCACCGACCTCACCTTGTTCGGCGGCGCCAATGCGCTGGCGGTGGAAGCAGCACCAAGCAAATGGGAGATCGTGCAGGCAGGTGCTGCCGAACTGATCGCCCCCGGCCGCTATCGCTTGACCCGGCTTCTGCGGGGCCAGCGCGGCACCGAAGCAGCGATGGGCAATCCGAGCCCGGCAGGGGCACGGGTGGTGATGCTGGACTCTGCTCTTGCGCCGTTGTCGATTGCCGAAGCCGATCTTGGTCTGCCATGGAACTGGCGTATCGGCCCCGCGGCGCGGGCGGTCAGTGACGCAAGCTACACCGCGCTGGCCTTCACGCCCGCCGGTCGCGGCCTCGTGCCCTTCGCCCCGGTCCATGTTGCGCAGCCATGGCGGACAGCGCGCAGCCCGGGCGATCTCACCATACGCTGGATGCGGCGATCTCGCGCGCTGGTGGCCGATGCTTGGGAACAGGTCGAGGTGCCGCTGGCCGAGGACCTGGAAAGCTATGACGTCCAAATCCTCGACGGGGCAGCGGTCAGGCGGGCGCTGACCAGCAACACGACGTCCGTCCTCTACACAGCTGCCCAGCAGACCGCCGATTGGGGTGCACCGTTGGCCCCCGGTCAGACACTGGCCATCTGCATCTACCAACTCTCGAACCGCCTCGGTCGCGGCGATCCCGCCGTCGTCATCCTCCAGTTCTGAAGGCCCCCGCCCCATGTCCGATACTTCCACCCACCTTGGCCTGCCGTATCTACTGGCCGCCCAAGCCCAGAAGCATGTCACCCACAACGAGGCCCTGCGCCTTCTCGACGCCATGGTTCAGCTGTCGGTCCTCGACCGCACGCGCACCACGCCGCCCGCCAGCCCTGCCGATGGCGACCGCCACCTCGTGGCCTCCGGCGCGACCGGGCTCTGGGCGGGGTGGGATCTGAACGTGGCCTTCTGGGTCGACGGCTCATGGCTGCGCCTTGTGCCGCGCCAAGGCTGGCTGGTCTGGATCGCAGCCGAGCAGGCCTTCGTGGTCTGGAATGGCAGCGCCTGGGATTCGGTCGGTGTGCCGCAGGATGTCTCGGACGCGATCTTCAGCCTCGTCAACGATGCCGATCCGACCAAGAAGGCGCTGTTTTCGCTGTCGGGCATCACGACCAGTACGAC